GGAGATCCACTCGACCACGATAGAGGCACTACTCCCCAAAACCGCGTTAATATAGCCCCACTTGAACGCCTTGGCCAGCGTATCATCCCCGTAGTACTGCCGCCGGAGCTGCACCACCATCTCAATGGCAGTCCCCGTGCTCCCGTCGGCAAACGTGGCGATGTCGCTGGTGGCGCTCGGGTAGTCCGACACCGTCACGTCGTAGGCCGAGGTCGAGTTGCCCCGAATCACGAACTGGTCCGCCGACGTGTTGACCGGGCTGACCCATAGGCAGGCGGTGTTGAGGTACTCCCCGACCCACGGCCCCGACCACGCCCGGAGTGTCAGGTGGTAGGTATAGATTCCGTACCCCGGCACGAACCACCAAATCTCCTGCGTCCGGCGCGAGAGGACCCCCCGCACGTTGGCCAGGTTCGCCTCGGTCATCCCCTGCAAGAGCGGGAGGAGCGGGTCCGGAGAGTTCGGCGTCCCCAGCGAGGCGACGGCCCCTTCCGTGGCCGCAAACGCCCCGCGATCCGACAGGAAGTAGGCCACTCCGTCGGCCTCCACGATGGAGAACGGAGCAATCGTGCCCGTCTGGGACGAGACGCCTTCCGGCTGGACCGTGATGTCGTCCTGCCCAAACCCCGTCAGGCGGGAGATGCCGCGCCGGTGGAAGATGAGGAGCGACGAGCCGACCGAGGCCAGTCCAACAATCCGCTCATCACTGAAGGTGCGGACGATAATCTGGCCGCCACCGGCTCCCGAGGTAACGGCGTCCCCAATGGAGTCGCCGTTATTGAGCCCGGAGTAGAAGATGCTGTCGGGGTAGGTGCTGTTCCCAGTTCCCCACAGGCGCTGGTTATGCACCTTGATGACTGACACGGCCTGCGTATTCGTGCCAATATCCGTTGTCAGGGTCGTGCCATTCCATCGGTTGATCTTCCCGCCATCCGCGATGTAGACCACATCCGTGGACCCCCCGCTGATAAACGAGGCAAACGTGGGCGTGACGGCCGTGCTGAGCGTGCCCGTCTGCGAGGTCCACGACGCGGCGGGCAGAGAGAGCATATTGGCCGTGTAGAGCGTCCCGTTGGCCACGACCATCCCCTGCACTGCCCCGCTGTCCCGGACCCAGGAGAACCCATTCTGGGGCGCATTGGAGAGGGCCGTGGTCGTAACCTTGACACTCCCGTTCCGCTTGGCAATCGCCCCGTATTCGTTCAGCCGCGCGTTCTGCGCCAGCCGAATCTGGTCCGGCTGGAGCGCAAGGTCGTCCGAGACGGTGTTCAGGCCCCCGGCAAAGCTGATCTGCGCGTCCCGCATCAGGGGGCGCGACATCAGCCACCCGACCAGTCGTACTTCTGGTCCGGATACGCCATCATCGTCGGGTTGATGGTGTACCGCCGCAGATCGTCCAGCATCAGCCCGCGCTGCATCTCGGCCTCCCGGCGAAGCACCTGCGCCGCCGTGGACTCGGCCCCACCCTTATTGAGGAGCATCGCGCCGGCCTCGTTGGCCAGCACCCACTCCCCGCCATCAGGGAAGTTGATGGTTGAGCTGTCCGAAGTCAGGTCCGAAAAGCTCGTCGGCTTGTAGTTAACAAAGACGTAGAGCGTCGTCCCACTGGCCACCGGCAGAATCTGGAGCGTTTGCCCGGCCGTGTAGAAGAGGCGCGGGTAGGTCGGCAGATAGTTCGTGGTTGTGGCGAGGGGGACATCCTGGAACCGCGTCTGCGTGTACAGGACATTCCCGTCCGACACCGACAAGACCCGGTAGAAGTTCTGCTGGCTATCCCCGCTCCCCGTATTCAGGGCGCTGAAGGCCACCTGCCCGTCCACGTCCGTGGTCACCGTGCGCTTGCCAAAGGTGTAGTACGGCTGCGCGTTCAAGATGTTGGACCACTCATCTCCGTAGACGCTGTTCAGCGCCCGCGTGATGGTAGCGTCCGACCACCGATCCGATGAGACGGCGTCCATCGTCTCGCGGGTCAGCGCAATCAGTTGAGCTTTGGTGACGGCCACCGGAACCTCGGGAAAAGAGCGTTAGGAAACTTTCTTGGAGCGCTTGCCAGACTTGGCCGCGCTCGGGTCGGCCATGTCCAGCACCTCGGCCAGCGCCTGCTCGGCGGCATCGGCCGTCACCCCAGCGTTAAACTGATTCACATGGCCCGCCATCCGCTGGACATCTTCGCGGGGGAAGGAACGGAACGACCGCTCCAGATAGCCCGGGGCCTGCTCTGCCGAACAGTCCAGCGGCAGATAGCCGAGGATGTCGTAGGTGGCGTCCGGCGACAGCTCGCCACGCTGCACCATCTCAAATCGGTGATCCTCCGGCTGCCACGTCATGCAAATGGCCCAGTTGCCAGAGGCAAAGTCCATAAACCGCAAGTGCAATCCGGCGTGGATAGCCCGGAGCCGTCGACTAATCTCCGACGACGGCTCGGGCCGGCCGGTGCTATTGAGTAGCACCGCCACGTCTTACTCCTCGACCAGCAGTTCAACGGTCACGGTGACATCTTCCGGCTGCGCCGACACCGCACCAACTGTCACAATGGACACTCGAAGGCTGTCGCCAGCCGTCAGCGTCCGCTGCGCGTCCGTCAGCGTCGAAAGAATCGGAATGTTAATCGGCGTATCCGCCGCCGCCGTGTTGATGCTCAATGCCGATGCACCAGTCGCGGTCAGCGCCAGCGCCGTGGCACCAGTCATCTTGTACAGCTCAATCCGGCACGACGTAGCCGCCGTCGGGAACGTCTCGGCACACACCACCGCACGGCTGATGTACGACTTAGCCGAGAACGACCCGATGTTATGGGTCTGCGTCCCCGCCGCCAGTGTGCCGGTGTTAAGGCGGCCGCTGTTAAGCGGCACTGGGAGCGTACCAAGCCGACCCGGCTTTGGAGCAAAGAAGTTATAGGGCATGAAGAATCCTCAGGTTGGGGCAGGGGCCGAAGCCCCTACCCCGTCCCAGTGAAGGTTAGACGACGTGCGTGAAGCGCGCCGTGTCGGTGTACCCGGTGATCGAGCCGTGCGCGTTACGCGCGAGGCAGGCCAGGTTTCCGTACCAGCCGTAGGTCGTCTCGAAGGCATCACGCCCCGAGAGCCAACGCCACGGGCCAGCGCCCTCGAACTCGATGAAGCCCATGTCCTTCGCGTCCACCCACGCCAGCGACGGGAGGTGGAGGAGGTAGATGGTGCCGGCCGGGACGTAGTAGTCCTGGACGAGCGGGATACCGCAGACCTCAAGGGCCTTGTAGCCACCCTTGATGGTGGTGCTGAACTCACCCGCCGTGAAGCGCCGCTGCCCGACCATCGACTCCATGAGCTTCTGGGCGATGCCCGGCGTGGTCATGAGGAGGAAGTCCTTCGGGCGGAGCATCGCGTCCTTGCCAGAACGGCCCGCGATCTTCTGGATGAGAATCCAGATGTCCGACTCGGTCGGCTGGTTCACATCCGGCGTATCGGTGCCGGCTGCCATCGAGGTGGCGTTCCAAATCGGATACGTCGCCGCGTCGATGTTGTGGAGCGAGCCGTAGCTGCCACCACGGTTCGTGATGTTGATGAGCCCGTTCATCGCGCTGTTGAACGAGGTGTCCGAGGCCGTCGCCTTGACAATCTTGTCCGTCGCCGCCATGCCAGAGATGGCCGTGCCGAGCGTCAGGGTCGAGTTGTCGCCGCTGGTGGTGATGGCCGTGATGGTCGCGCGACCAAGAACCGCGTTCGAAGCCGAGGTGTCGAGCACCGCGATATAGTCGCCCACGGAGAGGAGAAGAGCACCCTGGCCCGCGCCGGAGACGCCGTACGGCGACGACACGATGATGCTGGTGGTCGAGCTGACGGTGCCGATGAGCGCCACGACGCCGTCGGTCTTGTTGTGGAGCGCCTGCTGCATGAGCAGGGTGGAGGCGTCCTTGATTTCCTCCATCGTCTTGCGAGCGATGGTGGTGAAGGCCGCGTCCTTGGACTGCGTGCCCACGAAGGCAAGGCCGTCGATCTGGCGCGTGGTGTACGCGCGGACGACGCCGACGTTGCCCTGCACTTCCGTCGCCGTGGTATCGGGCGGGAAGTAGCCAGCGGACGAGAACGTGGAGCCAGCCGGACGGCCGACGACCACGTCGAAGAACACGTTGTTGCCGCCCCAGCGCATGTTGCGGGGGCCGCCAGCCTTACCCTTCTCAAGCTGGGCAAGGAGCGGAGTGACGAGGTTCTGCACCTTCTCGCGGAACTGCGAGTAGACGTTCTTGAGCAGACCAGTCAGCTCCGCATCGGAGATAACAGTAGGAGCAGGCATTGTGATAAGAAACTAAGGGTTATCGGATGGACGACATGACTTCCGACATCGCGGAGTCGAAGGCGTCGTCGATGGTCGCCGGTTTGGCGGCCTTGGGCTTGGCAGGGGTATTGCTCGCGGCACGACCCACGGGCTTGGTGGCCTGCCCCACCGCCCGCTTCGCCTTCTGCGCTTCCACCTGTGCCTTGGCCGCAGCGGCCTGCGCCTCCTTGACCTGCGGGGAGGGAGCCGTTTCACTGCGCCGAGCATGGGTCATCTGCGCCCAAATAGCGAGATCGTTGACGATATACTGCCGAGCGGCCTCAAACTGTGACGCAGGGAGATAGGGCTGGCCATTGGGCCCCGTCTTCGCGTGCAGTTGCATGGCATACGCCATCCGCTCTTCCAACTCGGCGGGGGTGACCGTTGGCAGCGCATTGGCAATCAGCTGAATGGCTGGCTGGACTTCCCCGTCGTAAAACACCTGCCCCTGACGGCTGATTTCGACCATCTGGGACTGGACCTTGAGGTTCTGAATCTCTCGCTCGGCGCGTTCCGCCCGCTTCTCCGGCGAGTTTTCCTGCTGATAC